GTAGATATTTTCAATTCTTGAATCAATGGATAATGTAGGTTTTATTTTTTTTTTGGTGCCTTGCGGCGGTTTTAATTTTAATCTGTTATGCAGTACGATGCGAGCGATAAGGTCGTGATGGAATATCGACAACCAGGAGTGCGTTGGAACGCATTTGGAGGGAATGGAGTGAAGGTGGTTGAGGGAATTAGGGTTAACGGGGGTGAAGGGATTTCACGTGGCGAAGAACTTGGAGAGCTGCCCAACGCGCTTGGGACTCAGAAGCGTTGGCAGTGGCTAGGAAGCAGGAACGAGCGGCCGCAGTTGGTTTGCAGTACAGGCCGGCGCAAGCGTCGACGTGCAGGCGGCGTATCCTGGGATCGCAGTTGCCGCGACGTAAACGTCGACGCCAAGCTAACTCAGGGTCGATGTTGAGGTGCAAGCTCATGTCAACGGGGAACGGTAGAGGGAAAAGGCCTTCGATGATGAGGACGTCTATGGGATAAGTAGGGTCATCGGAGGGAGCAGGGCATTTGGTGACTTTGATGAGCGTTGCATAGTCTTCGACTGATTGCCAGTTGATGGAGGATGGCTGGTCGTACTTGTGAGGTTCGAGGTCGCGGAAGTAGAAGCTATCGAGGTGGATGGTAGTGGTTGGCCAGCCGGTGGCATTGAATATCTCGGTGAGACGGGCAGCAAGGGTGGACTTGCCGGAGCCCGAACGCCCGGTTATGGAAATGGTGTAGACCCGTGGAAACGGCATGATTAATTACTACGAAATCTGTATTGCTACAAGGTGGTGGTCAGGGAGCTGAAATCTTGTCTTGGTCAGGCGTAGACACCGAATGCTGAATGAAACTGGTCGGACTCACCTGTGACAGCCCTTCCAGAGATGACGCATTCCGAACGCTGCTTAGTAGTGTTGAAAACTTGGATGCGGGAAGCGAATTTAGGCATGAATCTAGCTTGGTTAAACGAATCCGGATTAAGTTGGACGGTGCTGGGACGGTACATGACGGTGGCTGCAACCGCGTTGAGTCGTTTAATGATAGCGTCTATCTCTTTGGCAACTAGCCCCTCAGAAACAAAGCCGAGCTCCGCCAACTGTGGGAAGGTGAATCGGATGTTAGCGTAAGATGCGTCGAAAATCTTCGCGGCGATGCAGGCGAAATCGATTTGGATGGTAGCGGAAAGAACGACCCCAGCTTGATCTTTGCCGGTGACTTTAATTGGTGCGCTTATGACTTCGTCGAAGAGAAGCTGAGCGGCGTCTTGGGCGGGGACGGCAATCGGGACATCAGTCTGGAAAGCGATGAATGGGCAATTGGTAA